ACGGTATATGCCACCAGCCGAAACTTCCGCCAAGTTTCCATTTCTTGTCGCGGTAAAAAGGTTTTTTAAGTTCAGCCATTGTCGTCCTCCTGTTCTTCCTCCCCGTCGAATACAGCCGCGCCCTCGTTTTCTGCAACACAGCAATCTGTGCATACGCACTCTCCGTTTGGCAAGCCGTAGCACTTTTCGCCCGTTTCGATGCGCTTTCCGCAGAACGCGCAGTAATCCCACAGCCGGCTCATTTCATCGCCTCCAATGCTTTCTCCCACCGAATTTTCATCTGCGCCGGGTATAAATCCACCTCCGGGCGGCGCTTTCCCGTCCATCGCAGGCCACCAGCCTGTCCCACGCATTTCCATCCACTGGCTTTCAAACTCGTGCCGCTTTCGCTGTCCAGTATGTATGTCACAAGCCGTTTATAGCCCATTGCCCTTGCTGCCCGCCATGCGGCGGCGTAAAGCATAGAGCAGGCGTTCCGTGTGCCATCCGTGCAAAGGCGGTTAACCTCCAGCGTCCACCCGTCATCAAGGTGACGAGCGACAGGCCGGCCTACAATGGCCACACCCACGATTTTCTCTCCGTCAGAGCAGCCAATCGAAAACTTGTGTCCTACAACCGGCTTATGATGGCGGTGATACTGCTCGACATAGGCGTTTGCCTCTTTTAGCGTCATCGGGCATATCTCAAGCATCCTTCATCGCCTCCAGTGCTTTCTCCGCCTCCTCGCTGGTAAGGAATACGGTCTTGCCGATGTCAGCACCATCATTACGCAGACGATACGCGCAGAACCCGTCCGGCTTTCGATTGCACGTTGACATACACAGATTATCCTCATCCGTGCAAACAGCTCTAATGTCCGGGGCTTCAAGCTCCATTTCTCGCGGCACATTGTCACGGCCAGTCACCCATAGCGTATTGCCCACCTTGCATGGCAGCACCATCACGCGCCCGTCCTTGTCGGCCTCGGCCAGCTCGCGCAGGCGGGCAACGCCCTCCTGCTCCGCATCACGCATTACGATGTACCGTCCTTCCGCGTCTGCTCGCGCAAATTCGGCACAGCGTTCCGGCGTCAGCCCTGTGTCCTCGTAGGCGGCAACGCGATCCTTGAGGCGATTACGGCAGTACAGCGGGGTGCAGTCAACCATCGACTTACCATGCTTACCCGTCCACTCCGCTTTGCACTTCTCGCAGTCCATCATTGCCTGTCCTTCGGTGACGCGTTTTGTCAGTCGTTCCATCACTCCACCTCCTGCATCCAGAACTCTCGCCGACAATCACTACAATCTGTTAAACATATACACTTGTACTTCTCAGGTGTATCACCACCCACAAAGGAGGGACAAATACGAAGAACACCATCTTTATCCAGTACAGCATTAGGATATTGTTTCAGAAACACGCTCTGCCGTGTCTTACGCGGATGTGCAGCAGACCATTCCTCAACAATAGCAACAATCCTGGTATCCTTAACCATATTTTCTAACGATTGACATTCGCAATCATGTGCAGGGCATGACACACAAACATCACAAACATCGCACATTCGGCGGAGTTCTTTAATAAACTTCACAGCATCCATATTGTCAACCCCCTATCTCATATGTCGTTTTCCGGCCTTTGCAAACCTCGCGCTCTGCCGCACATAGCGCTCCCGTGCGGCGGTGTTGGCTTGATCCACCCAGGGCTTTTCCTCCAGCCGCCGGGTCTCATATTCCCGGAACGCCTCGCAGCTCTTCCGGCAGGCCCCGCATGGGAGCCTGTCCGGGCAATCTTTTACGCAGGGGCTTTTCATCTGGCCCACCTCACGATCTTTTCCCGCACTCCCCACCGCAAGGCTTCCTCGTGGCTGTCAAAATACAGATCCAGCCGATTCCCGGCAATGGCTCCGCCGGTGTCCTGCACGGTGTATGTATGGCCGTCCAGTTCGACTTCCGTACCCATCGGCAACACATCCGGGTCTGCGGCGATCGTCACGCCCTGGGTGGCTTTTGCACCAGTGGCTGTGTAGCCATTTGCGTACGCCCCACAGCATTTTTCACAGGGGCAGTACGCCGTGACGGTAAACACGCATGTCCGCGTCTCCTGGGTCTCCTGCGGCTCATCGCTGGGCAGAACCACCACCGGCGGCACAACTACAGTCTCCGGCGTTTGCCCGCTGCCCTCTGTGGCAGACGCAATGCCCAAGGCCCCCAAGATTGCTACAAGCAGCGCCGCGATTAACACGCTTCTTTTCACCATTCCACCGTCACCAGCCCTTCATCCGGCAGCAGCACCCGCAGATTTGCCAGCAAGGCTTCCCGGTCTCCATTCATCTCCAGCCGGGCATGCAGCAGCTTTGCGCCAGTATTCGGCTTTTCGGCTTTCGGCGGTGCATCGTTGGCAGCGTGCTCCTCGCTCTGCGCATCCACCGTATGTATGTCCACCGCATCCGCATTAGCCCACTCCATGATTTTACGCTGCCACATCCCCGCGTTTCTTCCGCCGCGCCGGAAAGGTGCGCCTACCCTTTCGGCGTAGGCTATAATTGTTTGAGCGGATGCGCCCATTTCCTCCGCCAGCCATTTGGCCGTACCACCGAAAGATTGCATGTTGCGGAAAAACTCGCGCTTCAGATCCTCCGGCATAGGCTTAAATTCCCACCACGGCATAGGCCGCGTGATATTATAGCTTTTCACCTCTCCGTTTTTCTCCTTCCTTTGTTTCTCGGTGAGGGTGTCGCTGGGGAGCGCACACCCGCCGCGTTTTCTGTTGATGTGAGCAAATGCCCCTCGTGCCACACGCTTTTTCTGCATGCAGTCGTAGTCAAAATCATTCACCAACGCCACCCCTTTCGTCCGTCTCAAACTCCGGGCAGCTTAGCACCAAGTAAGATTCCGACTTGCGGCCTGGTATGCCGAGCGATTTTACCGCCACCCATCCCGGCACTGGCTCAAAGCGTACCTTTTTGGATCTATCCAGCTCCGTCCAGGAGCATCGCCCAACAGCTTTTTTACATCTCCAACAGAGCGTCCCCCTGCTTTCCGTGTTGTTTTGGTTTGTGAGCCTCTTTTCGCTTATCCGGCGCATCTTTCTGACGATTGCATCACACTGTTTACAAGTTGTCCTCCACTTGTTTTCACCTTTTTTGTTGTAGCTTGTGATTGGCTTTTCCATGCCGCAGCGTTTACATACGCGCATCTCGGGTTGTCGCATCCATATCCTCCATCTCCCGGATAAACAATACTGTCCGTGGGTTATCCTTGTCGTACAGCACCCGACTCCCGTCGTGGCTAACGATAATGCCGCTGTGATCGTCCTTGAGTACACCAGCCCTTACCAGAACATCGTCGATGGATTCCAGCAGATTGGTTAAATCCACCCTGCGCCGGGTAGGCATATAAAACAGGCATTTGACCTCCACAGGCTCCTCAATGGGGCGTTGCACTCTGGCCTTTTTGCAGTGCCATACAGCTTCCGCCTCGTAGTCCATATACTGCTGGGACGGCATAATAAACGGCTTCCCCGTTTTGCTGCTGTGCATGATCCGCATAGAATTTTTCTTTGTGATTGGTGCCAGCGGCACCGTGATCTCAATCATCGTCTCCCTCCTCGATGGACACCGCCACATAGCCGGGCCGTCCTTTGTACCGTCTACCGCTGTTGTATACTGCCTTGTAGATAGAGCGCCAGTTAATGTGGCACATATTGGCAAGCTCAATGATGGAATCAGACACCGCCTCCGGCAGCTCGTACTTGTCCCGGCTCACTCGCATGTATACCGTCATACGCCCCTCGCTTTCTCCAGCAGCTCCTCCACGGTCATCTGTCCCGGCACCTGCATGGCCTTTGCAAGCATGCTGTATGTGACCAGCTCGTCCAGTGCCCGCTTGCGGTACATGGCAAGGAGCATCTTCTTCTCCTCGTCCGTCTCCGCCAGTTTGTAGCCGCCATCCGGCAGAGCCACAATGGGCACCCCCTGCCGCCGCTGGGCTCGGATCATGTGCCTGTTTGCTCTGTCCGGCATCCCGGTCAATGCTTCAAGGTTTTTCCGGGTGTATGTAATGCCGGGAACCATGCGTAATGTGGTCATGTCAATCCTCCTCGCCAAATGGCGATCATGCTGGGAAACGGCGCCGTTCCCATCGGCTTTCCGTCCAGCTCAAATTTCAGCCTACCTCGCAGGAATCGAATTTCCGCATTGCCCAAAACATAGTCGTGAAAGCTGGCTCTGTCTGTCCGCGCAGGAATCAGTAGAACAACCGTTGTCCCCGGCTTCTGTCCCTCGCGGTAGCATTTTTCCGTCCACAGTCCGGTTTCCTTGTTCCCGTAGGGCGGGTTACAAAACACCGTTTCGCCCTCCCAATTTTGCCGCAAACCATCATCGTTTTGCGTGAAATACCGCGCGCACTTGTGGTTTTCGTCACTGGCGGCAGCGTCCAGCGTGAAATGAAACTCCGCGTCCAGCTCGTCAAACAACTTTTGCGGCGTTTCCCAGAAATTCTTATCGCTGGAAAACAAAGCTTCGTTCCCCCCTCTTACCAGTCCATGTATTCTTCCACGCTGCGCTTCATCTGCTCGGAATTCGTGGCGGTCGGCATTGATTTTGTCGATTTCTGCGCAGAGTATTCCCACTCGTCCCACTTTTCGGCATTCCGACAGGC